ACAGTGGTAACATTGGTAGTTTACCTCCTAATACTATTTCAGTACATAGAAAAAAAGACACTAATACATTATATACCATAAATGCATTAAATGAACTGATAAAAAGACTCAATGGGGGTATAGTAGATCCTTCCTTTAGAGTTAATTGGAATCATTATAAAAATTGCATATTATTAACTCAACAAAACGAATTTAAATCACTTAACACCAAATTATACAAAATAATTGAATTATAAGTTAATCATTCAGGTTGGAATTTTAAGGCCTTTTCATTATATTATCGCCACGATTTAGAATTAACCACATTTATTAACCGTTTTAAAAACAAATTTTATGGATTTAAGTAAAATCAAAAACAGGCTGGAGTCTCTACAGCAAAAACCAGGGGCAAAAAAAGAAAAAGTTGATTATTCAAAAATCTTTTGGAAACCAAAAGTAGGTAAACACCAGGTTCGTATCGTACCTTCTAAATCCGATAAAGCTAATCCTTTTAAAGAAGTTTATGTTCACTATGGGTTCGCTAAGTATCCTATTTTTGCTCTTACTAATTGGGATGAATCAGACCCTATTGTAGAGTTTACTAAAAAACTTCGCTCAACATCAGATAAAGAAAATTGGTCCCTAGCTAAAAAGCTTGATCCAAAAATGCGTATTTTTGCACCAGTAATTGTACGTGGTGAAGAAGATATGGGTGTTCGTCTTTGGGAGTTTGGTAAAGAAATTTACATGCAACTATTAGGTATTGCTGAAGATGAAGATTATGGTGATTATACTGATGTTACTGAGGGTCGTGATTTTAATGTAGAGGCTGTTGAAGCTGATATTGCTGGACGTAAAGGCATCAAATGTACTATCCGAGTAAAACCAAAAACTACTCCTCTTAGTGATGATGCTAAACAAGCTGAACTTTGGTTAACAGAACAACCTAATATTTTGGAAATCAACAAGAAACATTCTTATGAAGAAATCAAAACTACTCTTCAAAACTGGCTAAACCCAGAAGATGAAAATGGAGAAGTTATTGAGGATACAGAAGAAGCTGAAACCCCAAGTGAAGCACCTTGGAAAGAAGAATCAGAAAGTATTACCGCTAAAGTAACTGAAAAGAAAATGGGTGGTAAAAAAGCAAAGACTTCAGAAAAGTTTGATGCTTTATTTTCCGAGGAATAATTAAAAACTAAATTTTATGACAACAATAACAAAGAAGTCAACTTCTTTGAATGAGGCTGTTTCCTCTGAACTTAAAAAAGGGTTTGACCTAAATAAGTTTAAAGATAAGAAACTTCTAAATTCAAATGTTAAGTTCAAAGAACAGAAATGGATACCAGTTTCGGAAGCTTTATCAGATATTATCTCGCTTCCAGGTATTCCTATGGGTCATATTACATTACTCCGAGGACACTCTGATACAGGTAAAACTACTGCACTTATTGAAGCAGCAGTTAATGCTCAAAAAGCAGGAATCCTTCCAGTACTAATAGTAACTGAGATGAAATTTGATTTTGGACATCTTAAAACTATGGGTTTTGATGTGAACGAAGTTATTGATCCAGCTACAGGTGAAATACAAAATTATGAAGGATTTTTTATCTATGCTGATAGAAGTTCTTTACAATCTGTAGAAGATGTTGCTGCATTTATTTTAGATCTTTTGGATGAACAAGCTAAAGGCAATTTACCTTATGATCTATTATTTTTATGGGATTCAGTAGGTTCTATTCCTTGCAAAATGAGTATTGAAAAATCATCAAATAGTAATGAGTGGAATGCTGGTGCTATGTCTCAACAGTTTGGTAATTTTGTAAATCAAAAGATTGTACTTTCACGTAAAGAAAATTCTCCTTATACAAATACATTTGTTTGTGTAAATAAAGTATGGGTTGAAAAACCTTCGCTTCCTATGGAACAACCTAAAATGAAAAATAAAGGAGGAAATACGATGTTTTTTGATGCCTCACTAATTGTTACTTTTGGTAATATTGCTAATGCAGGTACAAATAAAATCAAGGCTGTTAAAGATAAAAAAGATGTTGAGTTTGCTAAACGAACTAAAGTTTCAGTAGATAAAAATCACATCAATGGGATTTCTACTAGAGGTTCTATTATTATGACAGCACATGGTTTTATTAAAGATACACCTCTATCAGTAGATAAGTATAAAAAAGAACATGCTGATGAATGGGCTAAGATTTTAGGAGGTACCAATTTCAAGATTGTTACTGAAGATGAAGCTAATGGAGAAGTAGATACATCTGAAGATTAATATGGGAAAGAAAGAATATTTAAAACTGCTAGAAGAGGTAAGTTTAGAACACGAAAAAGAAACATCCTTCAGTAAAAATGATAGAGTATTATTAGTTGATGGTTTAAATTTATTTTTAAGAAACTTTGCAGTTTTAAATTACGTTAATCAAAATAACGCCCATATTGGTGGGTTAGGAGGCTTTTTAAGATCATTAGGAAGCCTAATTAACCACACCAAACCCACTTCAGTTTATGTAGTATTTGATGGGGTAGGTTCTTCCACAAACAGGAAGAACTTACTCCCCGAATACAAATCTGGACGAAATGTAAATAAAATCACCAATTGGGATATTTTTGAAGATAAGTCAACTGAAGTAGATGCTCAAGTAGACCAAATATCTAGGCTAATAAATTATCTTCAATGTTTACCTGTTAAAACTTTATCAATAAGTAAAGTAGAGGCTGATGATATTATAGCATTTTTAGCCACTCACCTTTCAACCCAATATAATTCTCAGGTTTTTATTGCTTCTAATGATAAAGATTTTTTCCAGTTAATAGATGATAATATTACAGTTTATAAAACTGGTGAAAAAGTATTTTATAATAAAGCATTAATTAGGGAAAAATTTGGAGTATTAGCTGAAAACTTTATTATTTATAAAACATTAGTAGGAGATACCTCAGATAAAATTCCTGGAGTAAAAGATTTAGGACCAAAAACACTGATAGAAAAATTTCCTGAGGTAGGACAAACTATTCTTTCATTAGACGATATATTTAATATCTGTGAAACTAAACTAAAAGATAATAAAATTTACTCAAGGGTATTACATGACTTTGAGAATGTAAAGAATTTTTATAGATTAATGGATCTTAAAAACCCGTTGATAGATGATAATGAAAAAGAGTTTATTATTGAAACAGTTGATAGTCCCATCCCTGAATTGAAAACTAAAGAATTTCTACATTTAGCTAATCAAGATGATTTAGCTATTATTATAAAAGGAGTTGAACTTTGGTTAAAAGACACATTTAGAATTTTAAATTCAATTAAAAAATAAAAACATGACCCTATCATCTCTAGAAAGCTATGGAATTAATTTCCAGGTTAAAGTAATTGCTTCTTTATTAACAAATAAAGAATTTTTAAATAATGTACATGATGTTTTAGATGAAGAACATTTTAGTAACCAAGCACATAAGTGGGTTCTAAAAGAAATACTATCATATTACCACAAATATCATACTACCCCTACAATAGAGGTATTAAAGATTGAGCTAAAAAAATTAGATAATGATGTATTGAAAGTTTCTATTAAAGAACAATTAAAAGAAGCATATGAAGCATCAACTGAAGCTAAAGATTTAGAATATGTACAAAAAGAATTCTCTAAATTCTGTAAAAATCAAAATTTAAAAGGAGCCTTATTATCCTCAGTAGACTTATTAAAACTTGGAGATTATGACTCTATTAGAACCTTAATTGATAATGCATTACGTTCAGGACAAGACAAAACAATCGGACACGAATACACAAAAGATATTGAAACTAGATATCGAGACGAAGATAGGGCTCCTATACCATTTCCATGGCCTAAATTTAATGAGGTTACTCAAGGCGGTTATGGAAAAGGAGACTTAGTATTAATTTTTGGTAATCCTGGAGGAGGTAAATCTTGGGCTATCGTGGATATGGCTGCTCATGCTGCCTCATTAGGTTATAATATAGTTTACTATGCCTTAGAATTAGGTGAATCT